CGTGGATGGTGGGCCGTGAGCCAAAACTCAAGATCATTCAAGCAACTCACACAGGAGAACTCGCAGTCAGATTTGGTCGTAAAGCAAAAAACCTAATCGACTCTGAAGATTATTCTAAAATTTTTAAAACAACTTTACAGGAAGACTCCAAAGCCGCCGGTAGGTGGGAAACAGCACAAGGTGGGGAGTATTTTGCAGCTGGAGTTGGCGGTGCGATAACCGGACGGGGTGCTGACCTATTAATCATTGATGACCCACATTCTGAGCAAGATGCAATGTCTCCTAATGCAATGGAGTCTGCTTATGAATGGTATACATCAGGTCCACGTCAGCGTTTACAACCGGGTGGTAAGATCATACTTGTAATGACAAGATGGTCGAATAAGGATTTGACAGGTAAGTTACTTGCAAATCAAAAAGAAGCGAAAGCTGATCAGTGGCACGTGGTCGAATTTCCAGCAATCTTGGACCACGGATCAAAGACGGCTGCACCTGTTTGGCCTGAGTATTGGAAGCTAGATGAATTAGAGAAGGTCCAAGCAACACTGCCCACGGGCAAATGGAATGCGCAGTGGATGCAAAACCCAACAGCAGAAGAAGGAGCAATCCTTAAACGAGAGTGGTGGCGTATCTGGGAACACGATTGGATACCACAATTACATCACGTCATACAATCTTATGATACTGCATTTTTAAAAAAAGAAACTGCTGACTATTCTGCGATCACTACTTGGGGTGTATTTTATCCTGATGAAGATAGTCCCGCTAATTTAATGCTTCTTGATTCTGTAAAAGGACGTTATGAGTTTCCTGAACTAAGGCGCTTGGCCCTTGAACAATATAAATATTGGCAACCTGATTCAGTGATAGTTGAGGCTAAAGCCAGTGGTTTACCACTAACATACGAGTTAAGACAGATGGATATACCCGTTGTAAACTTCACACCATCAAAAGGAAATGATAAGCATGCACGTGTAAATGCGGTTGCACCTTTGTTCGAATCTGGTATGATATGGTGTCCTGAACAAAAATTCGCAGACGAAGTCGTTGAAGAGTGTGCTGCGTTTCCGTACGGGGATCATGATGACTTGGTTGATAGTACAACACAAGCAATCATGCGATTTAGGCAGGGAGGATTATTAGAACACCCTGAAGATTATGTGGATGAACCACAAGAAAACGTTAAAAGGAATTATTATTAATGAACCCATTTATAAAATTTTTAACATCAGCTAGATCTCTTGCAAGTCAAGGTATAACTAAAGATGAAATCTTAGCTTTTGCTGAAATGCAATTTGGTAAAATTGGTACCAAAGGGTTACTCAGAAAACAAATAGATAACATATTTAAACCTAAAAAACCTGTTGGAAAAAAAGATCCTGATTTTGATAACACAGTTGAGAAAATGCAATTTGATGATCAGGGTAAACCTTTTAATCCAAGAGATCCTTTGAAAAAAGCAGATGGTGGACGTATTGGTTATGCTATGGGTAGTGAAGGTATTATGCAAGTAGCTGAAGCAGATGAAATAACTAACAAAGAATTAAATGTGCCCAAAGCAATAGAAATATTTGAAAGGTTTAATGAAAGAAAACCAAAAGACATAAAAGAGTTATTAGATTTTTTTAAAAAAAATCCACGATATCAAAGAGCATCAAAGGATGAAGGTATCATGCAGATGGCTTCAGCACCAGATCCTATGGATGAGAGAAACATGGTAATGGAAAATATTGCAATATCAGAATTTGGTAAACCTTTAAAAGACTTAGGTGAAGATGAAATAATTCAAATAGAAGAAATGATGGAAGAGATGACTAAGATAGATAGAGGAGCACCATCAATTACATTAGCAGATGGTGG